GCTCAAAACCCGGCAAATCGAGGTCAACGTGCATCTCCAACACCTTGTATCGGTCGTCAGATGTCGCTCTAAAACCCATCTTTTCGGCAATTTTCTTCTCGACTTCGTCCAAAACGTTGTCTGGTTCACCCAAATCAATGTCTCTATAGAACCCTGCGACCTGCAAACGACGTAATTCGTTCTCTGTTTTACGCATTACATGAGTTACACGCTCTGCTTGTTCTAAATTCATCGCACCATAAGGCACAACAAGGTCTTCAGCAGGTACAAATACGGAAACTTGACGGTCTAAATGCGGATCGAAGTACACTTTCTTGAACGCATTACCTGACATACCTAAGCCCCACAGCATACGCTCGTGTTCTGGCCTAAATTCGGTCATCTCATCAGTCAACTGATAGTTCATGTCCTCTTGGACACGTACCGCTGCGTCTTTTTTCTCTTGCGTTTCTTTACCAATAATCTGAGTTTTAACCGGACCCGCTGCAGGGAACGTACTCATCATGGTTTCAGCTTGGAATTTAACCAACGCCTCGCTTAACAGCGGGTGATACACACCACAAGCGCCTTCCCAAGGCTCTGACCGCTCCTCAATCTTCATACCTAACAGCTCAATACCGTCGACATATGTTTGCATCCAGTCTTTTCTGGAGGCTATATCATCATCAAAGTCAGACAGTAAGTCGCCGGCTAGAGTTAACAGGTCTTTCTCATCCATTTCTTCCGCTAAGTTAGCGTTGAAATCTTCAGACATGTCTCTATCAGGCATCAAGTCGATCTCTATACCACCGATTGTCATTGTGACATCATCAGGGTTCTCAATTTCGATCTCTAAGTCCGGTGTTTCGGGTAATGAGCCAATGCCTTGTGGGGCTTGGTATAACGATTTATCAATTGCCATGTCGGGTAATCCTTTCAAGTAGTTGTGTTTTGTCTCGTGTTTATACCTTTAAAATGCACTCTATACAATTCGGGATTATCTTGTATCAATTCCTCTATTATATTGCTCAAATCAACAACACCTTCAGTGTTAACTTCATATACCATACGAACGGCTTCAAAATCTGTTGGTACCTTTGCATCTTGTGGGATAGCCGCAGTCTCACTCTCTAGCGTTTTACGCATCTGCTTTATCCGCGCTCGAGTCTCAAAGTAACTCACAATTCTCTCTGCTATAGTCATCAGTAATACGCCACCTTTCGTCTAAAGTAATGTTCCTCTTCCGGTTCATCCATTTTTGTGCCGATGAACCCACCTTGGCGGAACCTTAGCATTGCTTGTGAAACTGTATCGACAAGGTCGTCGTGCGTTCCTGCTGGGAAAGAGGCAACGTCATCTATCAGCTCATCAGCCCATCTTGCCTCCGGCGCCCACACGAACCCCGATGCAAATATATCAGCCACACTGTTAAGTCTTGAAATCTTGTCATTACCTTTAGTCGGCGTGTACTCCTGCACCGGCACACCCATACGACGCAACTCTTGTATTAATGACGCACCAGAAGCCCGTTTCTCGATGATGACACTATCTGGTTGCCACTCTTGATACGCCTCGTATGCCCACTCCTTTAGCTCTGGGAACTCCACACGCTTCTTAACAGCATCAAGCAGGATGATATTCGGGCGTAAAACCCCTTCCTCATCCTCTATATAAAACACACCCCACACCGTCAACGCACTGTAGTCAGCCCGGTTATGCTTCTCGAACGCGGTATCCCACGACAGTAGTGTGAACTCGATATTATTAGGTGGTGCATCTCTATCCCAGACTCTCCACCACTCACGCTTGATAATCGCACCTTCTTCGGACGTCGGGTTCTGTTGGTACTGTGCTTGCCAGAACCGGTTATCCAGAGAGATCTTGGTTTTCTCTAGCTCTTCAAGCTTCCAGAACTCCGGCCATACCGGTTGCCCACTTGGTAAGATTGCAGGGAACTCAAGCACTTCCCATTGATCGCCGTCTGGATTCCGTATCATGTTATCAATAAGTCGCCCTACTAAGTCCCTTTTCGACCATCGAGTCATAACCACTATCAAAGCCCCGCCCGGCTGTAACCGCTGACGAGGACCTGTCATATAGTAATCATACACAGCATCAAACACTTTAGGGTCGTTACTCTTACCTTCTTGTTCACTTAAAGGGTCATCGATGATACAATTATGGGTTAAAATTAACCTCTTGTTTGTAGGGTTACCAACGTAGTAAGTATTACTACCGTTTACATGTAAATTGTAAAAGATCTCTGATGGTATAGAGACTGTATTTACAGTCTCTACAACGATTTCACGGGTAAAAAACTGTTTAATCTTTTTCAGCATAACTCCACTTATACCCTATAGCCGTTTTTGCTTTTCCAGCTATAGCTGGATATATCGACCGTTTATCCACACCTAAGGCTTTAGCTGCTGCACCTAATGATGGATACTCAGCAATGAATTCACCCTCTTTTGTGTACTGATGTACTTTACGGATAACATGGCTCATCCTAGGTGCTTGTATAGCTTCTTCTGGTGTCATTCCCATCACATATATCCTGTGGTGGATCATATCCCTAGTAAGGCCTGTGCGCCTAACCCATTGTGCTATACCTAGTGTTTCCCCAAAAACTGTTATACGGATTGTGTTGCGCTTGTTATTTTGTTGTGTCTCTTTAGACGCCCAACGACAGTTACTTGGTTCATAGTCCCCTGCAGTATCTATACGATCAAGTGTGAACTCATCTGGGCATGGTCCCATATCTTCGTAGAAATTAGAATACCTACCCCATCTATCTGCAACAGAAACCCCTTTACCTCCATAATTAGGGTAGTTTTCCGCCTTTGGGTTATTGCATCTTTGCCGCATCATCGCCCAAATATTGTATTCACGTTGTGATGTAGTACCTGTTTTACCTTTAGCCATTGTAGTCTCCACATTTGTGTATAAGACTTTATGATAACCCTTAGTGGGGTCATCGTCAATATATCCCCCGGCTTTACCTCTTCAGCAGGTACCCACCCTCTGTTTTTCGTCCATATAGGGTGGTTTGGGGTGAATGTGTATTCCCCGTTAATACGTGTCTCTATACTAGATTCAGACGTCAGTGTATGCAAAACAGTCACATACCCTTCCTCTGCTAAAACCAAATCCCCTACTTCTATTTGTTCTATCGGTGTGTAACCCTTATGTGTTTTTACTAACGACCCTACCTTCACACAGAGGTCAGCACCTTTACCTGCTACCGCACCACCAACACCCATCGCGATATAGACACCATTCTTGTCCGTATTCCATCGAGCTGCAGCAGTTGAGTCACGTCGCAGGCGTGTATCAGGAAATATCGTGTGGTACAAATCAGAGTCAACCAAGTTCCTTACTTTACGACCAAACCCTTCAGCTAGGTCTGCCGTATGTGAAAGCTGCATGATTTGTCTGTTCGGGTGTAGCCCTAAATACCACGCTGGAAGTAGGTATGATGCAAATTCAGACTTCGTGTGTCTAGGTGCAAGACATACTATTAACCGTTTAAGCTCCCCTTTTGCTACCCGCTCAAACGCTCTAGCCATCTTCGCATGGTGTGATCCGTGAATAAACTCAGGCCACATCACCTTAACAAACTCAAGAAAGTCTTTCTGGGCTGCTTCACGTTTTTTGCGACTCTCAATCTCTGACAAAAGCTCTAAGGCTTTTATCCTGTCTGTCTCAGACATCTGTAGGAGAATGTTAGGTGCAATATTAGTCATCAGGGTTGATAACCTTCAGCTCGTTCATGTACTTACCTAACAAGGACTGTAAGTCCTTCTCTAGCTCATCAGTGGGTTTTTTATTGATGTCGACAGTGATCTTAGTCTCGAAAAGTCCTACCTCGGCAATCTTACCGATCTTCTCTATAGCACCTAGGGCTATATTCTCTTTCTCGCTTTCAGCAAGGTCAAGTAAACGTGAGATGGCATAGGTACGTAATCGGGCAGACTCATCTGCCATAGAGAAATCGTATCGCTGCAGTAACCGACGTACCGCATTGGCAGCACCGGGGGTTGATGGTTTAGCGGGCGCGGAAGGTGTTTGGAAAACAATGGCGCGAGCTTCGCGTTCGTCATCTGACGTTGACGAGGGGTCTAATTCATTGGCCGTAATAAAGTCTGGATCGCAGCAGGCTGCATTCCATAAGTCGGCAATTGGTCTATCTGTGGTCCAGATGAAGTTCAGGATGTTTGTGTCCATAAGTGTGGCGGGTGAGCCAGAATGACTGCATTGTAAGGGTCTAAAAATTTTTATGCAAAATTTTTGACAGGGGCGCTTTTTGTTTGAGGGGGTGGGTGCTGGTGGGGGAAAATCAGTGGGCTGATTTTAACATGGATAGCGGGGTGGGTCAAGAAAATTTATATGCATAAAAATTTTAGGGTCATTGTGGGGGGTAATCAGGAATTTTTGCGGTTGAGTGGCGAAATTCGAGATACGTAGTATCGTGCGCGAAGTGGCCGAATTCGGGGGGTGGGGGGTGTACCCCGTATGACTGGGGTTGACAAAAAAAGATTTGTTGGTATAATAGCACATGTTTTGAGTGAACTCGAAACGGCCAGACGGCCACGCTCTTTTATATAGGCATTTCGCCAAAACGTAGTGCTGACACTACGATTAATCACTTAATTAATAGGAAAAACCATGAACACAACAATTGACAACGCAACTCAAACCGTTATCACTAACGCACCTATCGTCAACGGTATTGATGATCTATTGTATGACATTAGCCGCGCTAGCGCGGACGTAGACAGTGCAGAAAGTTTCGCACGTGGCTCGAAAGAGCGGCTAACAAAACTATTGGCTGATTTGCGTGAAACAGGTGCGGTGCTATCAGGCGACACCCGCACCAATCCGACACGCGCTAAACTGCGCGACTTTATCGCGGAGACTGGTTTATCTGAACAGCGTGTTAAGGATATAGTTTCATTTCTTACTTTATATTATGACAGCGTAACCGCTGTTACCACGCTACAAAGCAACAGCGCAGTAAAAGACAGTATAGCGCGTCAAATAAAAGATAGAGTGATCCCAGACGAAGAGGAAAACATAGTGCAAGGCACTATAAAAAAGGCTGCAAAGCCTAAGAAAACAGACGCTGAAAAGGCGGCTGAAAAACAAGAAAAGCTAGAGTCTGAATACTCGGCTAAACTTATGGGTGACAGCATTGAAGCTACGGCCACGAGACTTGATGAGCATCCTGAATTCCACCACCTTGTCGCTTTTATAGCGGATACAGGTTCGCTAGACTTGGATGCCTTCACTAAGTACATGATTGAAAAGCGTACTGAAAAGGCACGCTTAAACGAAGAGCTTCAAGCACAGATAGCAGCATTACAAGCCCAACTTAAATAACCAACCACTAAACACTAAGCCCGCGTTACGCGGGCTTTTTTGTGTCTATCGTTTTTATATAACGTAGTGCACACACTACGTTATTGATACCAGTGACGTAAGATGCGAGATGCGATGACTTTTCGCGCAATTGTAGTGCGCGCACTACGTTTTAACTAGCACCGTCTTTACGGCGCGATAATTTTAAACTGCCACGTTTACTTAAGTCCGTTTTTTTCGCTCAATAAAGACGGTGCTACGTGGCTCTATTTAAGCTTTTTGGAGGCATTATGCCAAGCATTTGGGAAGTAATCGGCATTATTTGGGTCTTGTTTGTGATGATTGTGGCATTTACGGGGTTTATTTGCGGGTACTAGTCTACATGTTAATATAAAAACTATATGTAGGTTGGAACATTGGGGCGCGGCAATTCCAACCTACATTTATCGGATAACTGCAATCAAATCAAGGGGTTAAGTTATTTGTCTATATATTTAGATTATTATTTACATTAAGTTAGAGTTTTTATATAGCCCCCAATAACTTTTTGTTTTCCCTTACCCCCCCTCTCTCTTAATCTCTAAGTGCAGGTATAAAATGCTTAACTCAATGTAAATTGTATTCTGAACATGTAGATATGTTCACATACCCCGCAGCACACCTGCAATAACCGTCTATATGTATATTGGAATAATCAAACCTCAATGTTCCAACCTACATATAGAATTTACATTAATATATACACAAGGCTACAGCCCGCATTATACTTAAAGTAGCCTAAATAAACGGTGTTAAATTTGTACACACCAGCACCAAATATTACGATAACTGTAAGACAAGTTAGTGTTAGTTTCACCACTTCGTACACTTAGCTTCTCTGTGATATAGTTTCCCATACACGTACACTAACTAACATTCTACACACCCGTACAGGTAGTTTGACTTACAGTATTACCGAATGTATTATACACATTCCTACAACAACACAGATTTGAGGTCTAAAATGCGTCGAGATATTTCTATAGACAAATTACGTACCATGATTGAGTACGACCCCCTTACAGGTATGTTCACGTGGCTTGAGCGAAGTCGAGGAAGACCTTTAGGCATTTTTGCCGGAACACCGGTAACTAAGATATACCGTGGACTGTTTACGCGGGTGTATGACCCTGTTACTGGCGAGTTTTTGCGGTCTATTCCTGCACCCGACAAGGTCGAGCATCTAGGTTACGTGCTGCGCATCGAGGGCAGAACATATCCCGCGCATACCTTAGGGTATGCACTACACACAGGTAAATGGCACCGTGTATCGCATATAAATGGGGATAAGTATGATAATCGGTGGGTCAATCTCACAACTGACCGTGAGAAGTCACGGTTACTTAGTGCTCAAAGGGAAACTGTAATTCAGCGTGCCGTTGATGAGCAACTAAAAGCTAAAGCCGCTAAAGCCGCTAAAGATATGCAGCGGAATAAAGACATCGCAGATGCTGTTTGGCGGTTGTATAAATACAACCCTGATAACGGGCTCTTCATGCGGATACATGACAAATATGAAGACTGGACTATAGGCACTCCAGTTAAGGGTAATGGGTCACGCACATTGAGCTTCAGGGATAAGATTACAGGGGCAAAAAGTAACTGCCCATGCCATATAGCAGCTTTTATACTGCACACAGGTGCATACCCTGAAGGGCGAGTGACTCACCTCAATGGTGACAAGAACGACAATAGATGGTCAAACCTGACCATCAAACAATCGTAGTGCCTGCACTACGTTAACAACCACAATAAGAAAGGAGAAAAACAATATGAGTTTAGGATACAACGCTGGCGCTGGCATGGGTGCAACAAGAAACGAAGGCTTGGCTGAACGCCAAGCAGGGGAAGGTCAAGCGTATCTAGCCGCATGGACAGCGGCTAGAAATGCCGAAACTTCGGCAAAGTTTGCCGGAAAAACTGGCAGGTGTGCTGTCACATACAAAAACGAAGAAGGGGGCTGGGAAGTCCTCAAGAGCCCAGCTTTGCCTAAAGAAGAGGCCGAGGCGTGGGTTAGAGAGTGGCTACGCGCGTTTCGAAGCGAGACTGGGCGCTCAGCATGCGAGTACGGCTCCTTCGAGGTTGCCGAGGTTGAGCAGGCCACCAATCCAATCGTAGTGCCTGCACTACGTTAACAACCACAATAAGAGCGGCACGACAGCATCTTAGGAGAAACCCATGACAAACCAAATAACTAAAATAGAAGTCGAAGTGACAACCAATAATCCCGGCTGGTATGTTCCAGCCGGGGCGGCTAATGTTGTTTTAAACATAGCTGGGGAGTATTTCTACCCAGCGGGAACCGTAACACAGGGGCGTGACGGTATATCAGTCATGTTAGAACGGGAAACCGTTCAGCAGGTTTTGGGTGACCAAAACCTATTTGAAGCGGCATGTGACAGCGTATGCCGCGCGGCTGTTGGTGTTGTGAACTTAACACAGCATGAGGCTACCACTGACCAGCGTGACGCGGGTGTGGTTTCACCACCATACAACGCGCATATAAAAGCGTTGTTAACTTTTGATGTCATTCCATCTGCGAGTGACATTGAAGAGCGAGCTGTAAAGCTCGCGGAATACGCTTACATTAGCAAATGTAAGCTAGCCATGATTGGTGGCGCCCCGTATTTGATGTCTGCTTTAGAGCGGGCATTAAAAGCACAGGGGATAACCCCTGTTTATGCTTTCTCTCAACGAGAAAGTGTTGAAACCGTCAAGGAAGATGATTCGGTAGTAAAAACCAATGTGTTCAAACATGTTGGTTTTGTGAAAGTGTAGGAGAAACCACCATGAGACTAAAAACCTTTCAAATCAAAAACGAGTGGGCGTATGCCCTGTGGAACGACGACGAGCTGATTGATTGCGTAGCGGGGTTCACGTCAGAAGCCGATGCCCGTGTAGCGGGTGAAGGTGTAATGAAGTATTACCAACAAAGATAGGATAAACCCAATGGAAAGACCAACATACAAACTAGAAATAACCCATGACGACTATCCTGACAACCCACGGGATTGGGATAACCCATGCACCATGTGGTGCAGTCATAGCCGATACAACCTAGGCGACAAGCAGATAGACGCCGGCAAATACGAGAACTGGGATGACGTGCTGACCACAATCGACTACGTAGTAGCTCTGCCACTCTACCTTTATGACCACTCAGAGATAACGATGTCAACAACCCCGTTCACATGCCGTTGGGATAGTGGTCAGGTGGGATGGATAACCATGAGCAAGGAACAGATGCTGTCCACTTTCGGTGGTAAGCGGGTAACACAAAAGAAAAAAGAGCAAGCGCTCGCTCTAATGCGGTCTGATGTAAAAACCTATGACTGCTACCTAACAGGCGAGGTGTATTACTACGCTATCACTGATGCCGATGATGAGGTAGTCGAGTCGTGCGGTGGGTATTACGGCAGACAGTATGCCGAGCAGGACGGTGCAGAAGCATTAGTGAGGTGGGAGCGATGAGAGTCCTATTAGTCATGTTATTAATCGGAATAGCTACAGTATCCCACCAAATCGGCTATCGCCTAGCTGAGATACATACCCATAAAGGCGTCAGCTGGGTGGACATCACCAGAAAGAATGTCGTGCCGACACGACACCGCTGGTCAGCGGAGTATAAACTATGATGTTAGATAACGGCGACGGCTACGGCGACGGCTACGGCGACGGCTACGGCGACGGCGACGGCTACGGCGACGGCCACGGCGACGGCGACGGCAACGGCTACGGCGACGGCGACGGCGACGGCGACGGCAACGGCTACGGCGACGGCAACGGCAGAGGCAACGGCAGAGGCAACGGCAACGGCAACGGCAACGGCAACGGCAACGGCAAAGAAAACCCATACACAACTAGGTTACTTATACCAGACGTAGACCCTGTGCTAGCTGCAGCTTATCAATCACAATTAATAGGAATAAATCAATGAAGAAAATCGTAGTAATTACATCGGGCTGGGTAGTGATGGGTGACGTCACTGAGCATGAAGATAGACTAACTATTGACGACGCAAGCGTCATCAGGGTATGGGGTACCACCGCTGGGTTAGGTGAGATTGCCCTTAACGGGCCAACAACAAGTACCGTCTTAGACCCTGCAGGTGTTGTGGAGGTGTATAAACCTGCAGTCGTTATGCAAATCCCCTGCACTTATGATGTTAGATAACGGCTACGGCGACGGCAGAGGCAACGGCGACGGCAGAGGTAACGGCTACGGCTACGGCTACGGCAACGGCAGAGGCGACGGCTACGGCCACGGCTACGGCGACGGCCACGGCGACGGCGACAGCGACGGCTACGGCAGAGGCAACGGCAGAGGCGACGGCAGAGGCTACGGCTACGGCAACGGTAACGGCAGAGGCAACGGCGACAGCGACGGCTACGACAGAGGCAACGGCAAAGAAATCTCATACACAACTAGACTACTTATACCAGACGTAGACCCTGTGCTAGCTGCAGCTTATCAATCACAAATAATAGGAATAAACCAATGAAGAAAATCGTAGTAATTACATCAGGCTGGGTAGTGATGGGTGACGTCACTGAGCATGAAGATAGACTAACTATTGACGACGCAAGCGTCATCAGGGTATGGGGTACCACCGCTGGGTTAGGTGAGATTGCCCTTAACGGGCCAACAACAAGTACCGTCTTAGACCCTGCAGGTGTTGTGGAGGTGTATAAACCTGCAGTCGTTATGCAAATCCCCTGCACTTATGATGTTAGATAACGGCTACGGCGACGGCAGAGGCGACGGCGACGGCGACGGCGACGGCAACGGCGACGGCTACGGCAGAGGCGACGGCTACGGCTACGACTACGGCGACGGCTACGGCAGAGGCGACGGCGACGGCAGAGGCTACGGCTACGGCGACGGCAACGGCAGAGGCTACGGCAGAGGCTACGGCAGAGGCAACGGCAGAGGCAACGGCAACGGCTACGGCAAAGAAAACCCATACACAACTAGGTTACTTATACCAGACGTAGACCCTGTGCTAACTGCAGCTTATCAATCACAATTAATAGGAATAAATCAATGAAGAAAATCGTAGTAATTACATCAGGCTGGGTAGTGATGGGTGACGTCACTGAGCATGAAGATAGACTAACTATTGACGACGCAAGCGTCATCAGGGTATGGGGTACCACCGCTGGGTTAGGTGAGATTGCCCTTAACGGGCCAACAACAAGTACCGTCTTAGACCCTGCAGGTGTTGTGGAGGTGTATAAACCTGCAGTCGTTATGCAAATCCCCTGCACATATGATGCGGAGTAGCGGCTACGGCTACGGCAACGGCACCGGCAACGGCGACGGCTACGGCTACGGCGACGGCAACGGCAACGGCACCGGCAACGGCGACGGCGACGGCTACGGCAACGGCGACGGCTACGGCTACGGCTACGGCTACGGCAACGGCAACGGCAACGGCTACGGCGACGGCTACGGCAACGGCGACGGCAGAGGCTACGGCAGAGGCAAAGAAAACCTATACACAACTAGGTTACTTATACCAGACGTAGACCCTGTGCTGTCTGTAGCTTATCAGTCGAGGTTAATGCATGACATCGCAAGAGATTGACACAATATTACACATGTTAGGGTATAGGTACCACTATTCGTACCTGATACGTGCAGGTGAGTGCATACATAAAGAGCGCATATTTTATGTGCAGGTCTCAGGCAAAAACACAACACAAACAAAGTACAAAACGTACTTAAAACTATTAGGAGAAATAAACCATGACAACAATCACATTAGCAGAAGCATCTAACCTTATTGCGGCAGTAGGCGCACAACATACAGTACTCGTCCAAGGCGAGATGGGGTGTGGCAAATCCAGTATGCTCACCGAACTTAAACGTCGGTATCCCGACCATCACCCTGCGTACTTCGACCTCACGACAAAGGCAGACATAGGTGATTTTATGACACCGTGGGTTACAGATGGTAAAGTCGACTTCATCCCCAACCCAGAGTTTGGTATAGATACAGGCAAGCCTATCTTGTTAATGTTGGACGAGATAGGTAAGAACAAGACTGTATTAAATGCCTGCTTACGTATCATGCAGGAACGTGTGATAGGTACACACAAACTACCTGAAGGTAGCATTGTATTCGCGACAACCAACCTTGCACAAGAAGGGTTAGGCGACAGTATGCCGCCTCATGCGAGAAATCGTATCGTCACGGTGCAGATCAGTAAACCTACTGCTGACGAGTGGATAGCGTGGGCGATGGGTAATGACGTCGAGCCAGTCGTGTTGGCAACAGTCAATGAGTTCCCTCAGATGCTATCTAGTTATACCGAGTACGACACACCGAACGCGAATCACTACATCAACGATCCACGCGCTCAACGTGCCGCGTTCGTAACCCCTCGCTCGCTATATGCGGCAAGTAACATCATCAAGCAAACACGACACTTACCTGAAACGGTATTGTTCGCCGCATTGTGCGGCACGATAGGTGCACCAGCTGCATCCGATATGTTAGCAGTCTTACGCCTTGATGCTGAGTTACCCTCATGGAAAGAGATCATTGCCGACCCTAATACGGCCAAGGCACCGACTAACGGTGCGGCGTTAGCAATGCTTATCTATCGTGCGATAGTGCGGGTTGATGCTGACTCATTCGACAACTGGCTTATCTACCTAGGTAGACTGAGCCGTGAGGCTCAAGCATTGTTCGCCCGTCAGATTATGACGCCATCATCAGGCAAGCTCAAGCTCGCCGCGACAAACAGAGAGATGGTCAAGCTCTGCAGTGAACTTAACTATTTATTCAAATAGTAGTGTAGACACTACGTTAGCATCTATTGGAGAAACCAATGAATAACTACACACCCAAGCAACGTATCGAGCGCACACATGTGTGGCTCATGTCACAACCCGAGACAGCAGCATTTGCTGGACTGTTGATGGTAGGTAGAGTATCGCTATCAGACGAGGTACCCACTGCGGCAACTGACGGACTTAACGTCATATACAACCCTGACTTCGTCACCAAGTTAACTGACCAAGAGCTACGAGGTCTCGTGCTGCACGAAGCCTTACATAAAGCATATCGCCAAATCTGGTTATGGCGACACCTAGAGAACAAGCAGGTGCTCAACATGGCGATGGACTATGTCATCAACCTAGAGATTATTAGTATTCACCCAGACGTAGCATTACCTGAGGGTGGGTGTATAGACAAACAATATCAAGGTATGGACACCTATCAGGTATACCAAAAGCTAATGCAGGAAGGCACTGGTACCG